CTTCTTGAACTTCCTCGAGCAGTTTCTTCGCGTCTTCCAAGCCTCCCGGAAACTCCTCCCGAAACGCGCGCGCCTCCGCCACGGTCGGGAAGATTTCCGCATACGCCCGCTCACGGAAGAATGTGTCCCGCAGCTTCGGCTGCGCCTTGAAGACTTCCCGAAATTCCAGCGGAACCGTCCGCCCATCCTGCGGTATTTCCTCTTTCGGTAGCACAGCCACTCCTGGCTGTGCCTCCGCCGCAGTCGCCGCACCAGCCTCGGGCTGGGCTTCTGGCCTCTCTTGTACCGCCGGCGTCTCGGCGGCATCCGCCCCAGTGGGTTGTTCCGGCCCCGGTTCAAGCCCTATGATCTGCTCCTCTGTCAATTGGGCCGTACCGCCAGCATCTTGCTGGCCCGCCACCGCCGCCTCATTCGCTGGCATTGATCCCTCCCGCTTGTACCGGCCTAACTGCGGTCGGAACTGGCTGCATGGCTGCTGCGTGCGCCACCGCATGCGCCCTCACCGCCGCAAACCCCTCCGGGTTCTCTTCCTTCGCCCGCTGGCCCTCGTCCGAGTTCGCCCAAACCTTGCAGACCTCCAGCTCGACCGCATGGTTGTCCAGGAACGGGTCTACCTCGACTAGTACACCCGCCAGCAACTGCTTGATCTCCTTGTGTTGCTTATCGCGCGAGTCGGCACCAGGCAGGACAAAGTCCTGCAGGCCGATCAGCTCCTTGCCCAGCGCCTGGTTGTCCGGCTCCATGATCACCCGCTTCATGTCCGGGTCATTGTCCTGGAGCAACTGCATGTACGTGCCACGCTTCTGCATCCACAGCTCGGGAAAGTTTTCGTCGCCCTCGGGAAAGCACTTGAAGCTGCCCTTGAGCTCCGCCAGCCGAATCCACTCTGGCTCAAACTCACTGCCCTTGCCCACCTTCGGAACCTCGATGTCTTCCGTGGCGTTTTCCCGCAGACACTCCACGCCGATCTGTAATGCCCGTGCGTGCATCTCCCGCATCATTCGCCAAACGATACCGATACGCCCCATCGCCTGGTCGCGCTGCATGGCATACCCGGTGGCTGTTTCGCCTCCACCCTTGGCATCCGCACCCATCAGCGCCGGGAAAGCGCCTGTCAGGAATTGGCCGACCGGCCCGAACAGGTCCATCGTATGCCTCAGCATGTCCGGAGGCACCGATGCCGGCGGCGGCGTGAAAAACTTCTCGCCCGCTGTTTCGCCTGGCTTGAGTGCAATCGGCTGATACGATCCCGGCTCGGCGATCTGCTCCTCGAGCGCGTCGAAGTCCACCGCCTCCTGGTCCGCCCAGGTCACCGGAATGCCGTAGTCGTACGTCTCCATCATCAGGTTGGTAAGGTCGTTGAACCGCTCCTGGACACTCATCATGGACTCGCCCACTGACGGCCGGTTCTGCCCATCGCCCGGCAAGGCGTGCCGCACCACCCAGTGGTCGTCCATCGACTCGTTTCGGCTCTCGCAGTATGTCGTCCCCGCAAACGCCACGTAGCAACCGTCCGGGAAAAGCGCCTCGAGCTGCGCGCGGGCTTCCTTGTTCTCCACCATCTTGAACACGTCTGGCCGCATCCATGTGCGTCCAAACGTGATCAGGTTATAGAGCGCGTCTCCAGTCTGCGTCCGAAACGCCGTACCCTGCGCCGTCGAAACCCGCGCAATCCGCTCGAACGTGTCTTCGCCGGGGCTCGGCGAGCCGCCTTGAATCTTCTCCGCTACGTGCGGATACTTTGCCCGCAACTTCGAGTAATGCACTTCGACGTCATACATCAGAAAGTGGAAGTCGGCCTGATCGCGCACCCAAATCGGCGTCTTCAGCTCTAGCGAACCCACCGGCGTGACCACCACTTGACCTTTCGGGCACCGCAGCATCCGCGTCGCCTGCGGCACATTCACCACCTGCTCTGCTCGGAAGTTCGCGGGGCTAAGAGAAGCACCGCATTGCTGGCAAAGCGCCTCTCCCATCAGTGCCGCGTCCGCCATTGGCGTTTCAGCCCCGCATTCCGAGCATACCAGCGCCGCCGGCTGGATCACCTTTTGCCGCTCTCCAAATTCCGGTTGGTCTTCCCATCCAAACCGTTCGCCATCGGCCACGTACCGGACATACAAGCCGATCTTCCCGTCGCACCACGCGAAATACGCCTCGTCCCCGAGGATCCGCCGGATATCGTTCGTGCGCTCGATCAGCCGAGCTGCACGGCTCGCCGCCTTCGCCGCCGCTACGTCGTCCGGGCTCTGCGCCGACTCCGGGAAGAATCGCACTCGTGGCACGTTGGCCGAGAGCGGCGCAATCACCGAGAGCCCAAATGCCTGGTAAATATTCGTGACGTACTGATACCGGGGCATGTCGTCGAGCGACGACTGCTGGTCAATGATCTTCTGCTCCGTCGGCAGGTGCCAGTTCTGGTCCTTCTCCGACCAGAAAATGTACTGGATGCCTCGCCAGAAGAACCGCGCCTGTCGCACGGTCCTGACTTCCTGCCGCCGCGCCCACCGGCCCTCCTGCGAAAATTTCTGTACCAAACCCAGCAACTCATTCTGCAAATCCTGCGGCAGCTTCTCGTTGTTCGCCCCATAGTCGATTGCCCCGCCACCAGCATCCTGCTGGCCTTGATCGTGAAGCCGGGGGTCGAATGTGGTCACTCCTGGCATTGCCCCACTAGTCATCGTCCGCGCACTCGTCGTCGTGTACGCCGTCGCCACTGCTCAGTATTTTCTCCTTGCTGGAATCGAATGCTTGCCCGATTCGGGCTTGCGCTTTGGCAACCCCTTCTCGGATGTGCTGGCAAAGTCGTGCAACTGCCCCTTGGTCATCTTCAGTAGCCCGCGATTGCGTGCATAGAGTTCGCCCGGCGCATGCTCCGCAATCGCCATCGCCCGCCGTTGCGTTTTGCTTACTGCCGGCATTGATTCTCCAGCGGGCCGAAGCCTGTTGCGATTCCGGGGCTCCGGGCCGCGCTTCGGCAGGCGTAGGCCCGCCGTTGCGCCTTACTTAGCGCGGGCATCTGCGACTCTCCCCAGCGCACGAAAGGCGTCCAAGACCGCCCGCTCAACTGCGGGATTCACATTTCGCAGCTCACGACTGCGAGCCTTTGGCCTTGCCGCCCGCAAATCTACCCGCTTCCGAATCCGCTTGTGTCGATGCGCCATTTCCCGTTCACTTTTGTGACTGGAGTAATCGTTCCCGGCGCGGGGTGCGGCTTGCCAATCACCTTGATCGGCCCGCGATCATCCCCTGCCAGGATGTGCGGCGCAGTCAGCAGGTTCCGCACATGCGTCAGAGCCACAACGGCTTTGTCGGGGTGGCTTTCCGCCCTTTTCAGCAGCGCCATCAGTTCCCGCTCCCAGCGCTCGTAAAAGTCGTTGAACGACTCGCCCTCAGGCACCACATCAGTCGGGTGGTGCTGGTAGTGCTCCATCTCTTCGCGAATGTCCTCGACGCGCTTCCCCGCCAACCTGCCCACATTCCACGGCCGCAGCCCTTCGTTTACTTCCGGCTTGACGCCAATCTGCTCGCCGATGATTTCCGCCGTCTGCCGCGCTCGGCGCAAGTCCGAGCTGACCAGGTGTCCTACGTTATGCGACTTCAGCTCCTGCCCTGCCCGGCGCGCGTCTGCCTTGCCCTCGTGCGTCAGCGCCAAGTCGAGCCAGCCGCGCAACCGCTCCCCATGCTTCTCGCTGTTGAGCGTCGTGTGCCCATGCCGCACCAGCAGCACCGTCGGCACACTCCGGCCCTCATCCCGCAGGCGCGGGACGCCCGAAGCTTTCTCAGCGAAGGCGGCTTGCTGCGGATTTAGCCTGTACGTTTCGCCCACCTGCGGCATTCGCCTCCTCTCGCAGCTCTGGCGTCTTGCCAGCACCTGCTTCTCCCGACGCTTCCCAGTAATTGCAGCATCCGTGAAACTCGACGGTCCCAGAGACCTTCTCGCATGGCCCGCTTTCATCGTCTCCGCCCGAATCGGGCACGCCGCCGTAATACTCACAGTTGCCGCAATGCGTCGGCCCGTTCTCGATGTAGCCGGCAATCTCTTTCGAAATCATGCCTTTCATCTCGGGTCCGGAATGCTTCCCGTGCACGTAGAGTCCGCAAACGCCCGTGTCGCCGCGAATCGCGCCTTCCACTACGGTGCACCGCCCGATATTCGGCCCCCGGGCCGCAACGTACATCATGCACGCCCCGCACCGCGCACCGTCTTCCTCGCCGATCTCGGACGCCGGAAAATACAGCACAATCGCCGGATCCAATTTCCCCGGTTCCCCAAGCACTTCTCCCGCAGGCGCGGGATCCCCTTGGCCCTGTTCCATCATCCCGCGGTATGCGGGATTCATGTAGTGCGCTTCATTCTTGGCCATTGCCCTTTTTTCGCTCCTCATACGCCTTTCTGGCGTCTTCAATCTCCAGCCGCTGCCGCATCACCGCCCACGGCACCCGGCGAATGGGCCGGGGAGTTGAGTCGGGCAGTACAGGATTGCATGCGCTCGCATCTGTTTGTCCATGCGCCGCTCTGCCATCGTGCCACTCTGCCACTGCCCTCAGTGGCGAAGTGACGAAGTGGCGAAGTGTCTCATTCTCCGCCCGCAGCCGCTCGACTTCCGCCTCAAGCCAGCGCGTGTACCGACTGGTCGTCAGCCAGTGCCATGCCCTTGCCAACCGTTCGGCCGCAGTCATCAGGAACGCCCTGCCCCCTCTTCTCCGCCCGAGGCGCACAGATTTGAGATCCCGCATGCTTTCAGAAACTCTTCGTCAGTTTCCATCCGCGCCCGCAGGCGTGCCACGAACTCCCGCTTCAGTTCGCGCAGCTCAAGCAATATCGCGCCCGAAAGTCCGAGCTGGGGCGGGCATATGACGTCCAAGCATCCGCACGGCAACGCGACGATACGAACGCCAAGGCTTTCCATATCCGCAAGCAATACTTCGACGCGGGCGTTCCGTTCCTCATCGCTCATTGCTGCCACCTGCGTGCAAACCTGGACCGCACAAAGACGGGCCGGGGCTTTCCCTTCTCCTCAGCCAAGGCCTTGCGGATGCGCATGACCTCGCCCGTCGGCGAACTGGCCGGACCAAACCGCTCCTCAACTGCCGCCACCTTCTCCTGCACCCGCGTTTCCAACGGCTTTTTTGCCGGGCTGAGCCAAGTTTTCAGCCCATATCGTGCGGCATCTGCCGGGTCGTCCCCGTCGCGCTTGGCAATGTCCTCGACTTCCTTGTCGGCCCGCACCAGCGTTGGCAGACAGGCAATCAATCCCTTGCAGCTATCCCCAATCGTCCACCTGCCCGATTCCAGCAACTGGTACATCAGCATCCAACCGCCCACACGGTCATTGTCGGCATCTGTCGGCCTCGGCAGTCCGCCCGCCGCCAGCACATCTCCGATCTGTTCGGCGATTGTATGGGGCTGGCCGTAATGGTTCTTGGCATCCGGCGAGATGAACACTGCGCTAATGCCCTGACCTCCGGCCTGCCGTTGCGCCACTTCGTCCTCGCTTCTTTCCAGAATTGCTTGTGCCAACATCCGCGGAGACAAGTGCGCCTGCACAAACTCCCGATAGGTGACCACTCGGCTATCGTCGGTGAGCGCGTGCCAATAGACCGCGCTCGGATGCTCGAATCCCCAGTCAACCGAGATCCACCGCTTCCACCATAGCTTGAGATCGAGCGTCTCCGCACGCGCCACATGCCTCCCGCCGACGGCAGAGTCGAAGATGTCGAAGTATTGCCCGGCGAACAGGTCCCAGCGCCCCTCCGCCAGTGCCTTCGCCATCGGCCCGGGCAGCGTCTTCAGGTCTTCGTAATACTGCGCCGAAAGGTACGGGTTATCTGCGGCCCGCGCCGGGATGAACACAAACTCGTCTGAGAGGATCCGCAACTCCTCCGGGAATTCGCGGTCAAGCCAAAGTGACTTGACCCAGGCGTGTCCCCTCCCACCGGGATTCGTGGCCGCCGCAAACCTAGGACGAGCCACCCCGGGCCACCGCAACCGTGTGCGCAGAAAGTCGAAGGTATCCCGCGAGTTCTTCGTGAGCTCATCCACCGCCATGGCCGCAAACTCCGCCGAATAATACTTCGCCGGTTCGTCCAGGTTCCGCAGCGCCAGCACGCCGCCCCCGAGTTCGTCCCGCAGCACGAAGTCGCGCGTCGTCGCCTGCTTCAGCTGCCCAAGCTCGGGCGGAAATTCCCACCGGAGCTTGCTGATGTGTCGATCGTGCAGGCTGGGATAGTCCTCGCAGAACAAACCCACCATCGCGCCGTCAATACCCGCCTCGTGCAGTTCCATCAGATACTTCACCAGCCACCACCGCAGGATGTAACTCTTGCCCCCGCCCATCGCCCCGCCGTAGAGCACGTAGCGGTGCGTCCTGATGGCCTCGAGGAACTCTGCCTGGCGAGGCGTAGGCCGGATAAGATCGCTAATTGGGTCGAGGGGTCGCGGGCACTTGGTTAATGAGGTCATCGCTCAATGCCCGCCTGGGGAGCCTCCCAATCTTCAAACTGAAAGCTGATCGAGCGCTTTTGAGCGCCTGGGCAGGCTTGCCGTAGCGGTAGGCCAGCAACACCTCCCATACCCGCTCCCGCAACTTCGGGTCTTCTGAACGCAGGAATTCCTCGGCGAGCCGCTCAGGGTCGTTCCTTGCAAAGACGCGATCCACTAGCACGCACACGTCTTGCGTCACGCAGTTTGGCGCTTCAGCCTTCCGGCCGCCGGCTCTTCTTCTCTTGGCCACGATCTATTTCGGTCTCGTCACAGTGAGAAGATGCCGAAGGGTGAGGTCTGTCGAAGGGAACTCTGTCGTCGAAGACCCTGAGCGTAGTCGAAGGGAAGGGTCACTTTGCCAAGGTTCGAGTCCCTCACCGTGATCCTGAGCCAAGTCGAAGGGTCATTGTCCCGAGCGCCTGTCCCGAGCGAAGTCGAGGGGAAAGTCGAGAGACTGTTCCTAACACCCGACATGCAGCATCATCAGCGTCTTCGGACAAGCCGCAGCAGCCGCGTTTCCAAACGCCCAATATAATAGCTGCCGCGCCGTCGCATCCACTGTCGTCCAGTTCAAGGTGAAACCGTTTGCGTCGAACGACACCAGGTCAGCATCCGCATTCACGGTTGACGGAGCGCCTTGTGTCAGAATTCTCACAATTCGGGTGCGGTTCAGGTCTTCAGAAGCGTTAGAGAAGTTTACGTCCTCTGCCCAGATTGCTCCCCGACTCGTCGCGGCGCTTCCGCCACCATAAGAGAACTTAGCCGTTGTCTGAATGGCCGTCGAAGCAGGCTGTCCTTGGCTCACAAGAATCAAGCCGGTCGGTTGAAACCCCACTCCGGTGGTTGCTTGGTTGCCGGTGACTGTCGGCTGGGTGATAGTGCCGACATTGTACTGACCACCTTTCAGGCACAACGCCCAAAGAATATCCGCGGTTCCGTTGCTGATCGTCCAGTTGAGTGTGAAGCCGTCGGCATCCATTGAGACCAAGTCCGCTTCTTCTTTGTCCGCACTGGCATTGATCTCCGTGAACACAGCGGTGCTAATTTGCTTCGACCCCTTGCCGACGCCGGAGTCATCGAATGAAATTGTATTCCGCGTAGTCGAGTTGATTCCGAAGCCGGCCCCGAAATGCAGCGCCTGGGTAACAGTAACCGGCGGGGCCGTGGCGGTGCCCATTCCCATTAGAACGATGGCGCTCGGTTGGAAGCCGACTCCTGTGTATGCCTTATTGCCGGTAACTGTTCCCGCGGTGATCTGAATGAGATTCACGTTGGTCAAGTCCGCCCCACCGAGAGCTATGTAGTTGATGACCTCCAAGGTGGTGTCCACCGTCGTCCAGTTCAGACTAAAGAGATCGGAAGAGCA